ATCATCGGCATAACCTGTTTGTTCAAAGTTTATGATACCGGTAAACGGTTCATTAAACGTAATTGCAGTTTGTCCCTTTCCATCATCTGCTGTTACAAAGTTCACTGAGCTACCTGGCACTAACGTTGGTGGATTTTGTGTACCAATTGCACCTAATATGTTGTTATAATTGGCTGGGACCCTTAAGGTCTCTGATACATCCGGCTCTTGTTTGTGAAAAGCTGGTACCATCAAGGTAACGTCGTAAGTTACCCAAACCTCACCATAGGACTTGGTGACTGGTTCTGGTACGTCCGTTAGTGCTACGAACACCGTGCCAACATCATAGAGTTTTAAATCTTCAGTGAAACCCGCTCGTGTCGAGTGTCTGACAAACAAATGGTCATCATAACTCAACTCTTTTCGATTCAATGGCATGGAAGACTTCATCCACACGGCTGAACGAGTAGCACCTAGACTGTTGAGCATACTGCTCTTAGATATAGGTGGCTCGTCAGCGGGGTCATAGTCAACCTGCATAATCACAGCTCCACTCTCCAATGTGCTAACAAATGGTTCATAAGAAATTGTCATGCTATTTACACAGTAACGTTCATATCCATTAGCAAGTTTTGACAGCCACGGAAACATTTCTGTGTCTCCTGCATTGATGCCAAGCTCCAAAACTCCATTTTGAATTGTGTAATCTGACGTAATATTCTTTATGAATTCACGGTGTCGAACTCGTGTTGCTCCAGCTCCTGCTGGTGTTGTCTGGGGCCTGCCCCCAGACGTTCTCAACCCTGTTGCTACAGGTGTAGAAACTCGTTGAGATCTATTTGTATTTCTTTTATTTCTTGTGTTTCTAGTAAGGCTAAAATTTAACAAGCAAAGATACCTTAGTCTATTGCTCGCGATTACCCTCCAGCCCAAACCTACTGCTATTTCTCAACAGCTTAAGGCGGCACTCGGGCTGGCCCCCTGCGCTAAATAGCGCTCCGCCTTTCGTGTTAGGCGTTTAGATGTTGCTAAGGGTACATTGCAACTTCTATCCGTAATCGCTAACACCAGGACATTAATGCCCATGTGCGCTCAACCTCGTAAGGTCCAAACGTCTTCCTGTTTGGCTAATCTACCTCATCACGGTGGGTTGCCGGGTTTTCCAATGCTCCCAGTTTTCCTTCTGGGGGACTACTAAGCCGTCTCTGGCTCCTTTTTCTCTTGGCTTTTGCCCAAGTGTCGTTGAGTTCACGACAAACGCTTATATTCTTGCTCTGGTTCAACTAAATACTGAACAGAATCAATGTTTCTTTCCGGATCAATTACAGGTTTTGACCACAATGGATCAGCTAAGCACTGGTAGTAATTTTCAACCAGTTTTTGCTCTGACGGTGTAATGTCATGAGCAAAGTAAAAACTTATCCTCTCCTTCATAGTCGGTTCCCGTTGCTTATAGGTCATACCATCTATCAGTTCCTGACGATACTTATAGTAATAATCGCCCATACAAGGAACCCATGGTGTGGCTCCTCTGCCCATCCAGGTATAAAATTGTTGGAATAAGGGTGTTCCGCTGGACATGGCTAAACCACATCCTGCTATCGCTCCCAACTGTTTACGATATACTTTCTTTGATCCCAACATTTTCGTTGAGATCACATCGCTATACAGTCTTTTACTGGGACGCGGTGTTAACACGTATCCCAAATCCTCATTAAATACTGGGCGGGCCTGACAAAATTCAACCTCCTCAAGTGTGTGATACACTCCGTCGAATTCCATAGTAATACCCATCCGCAAAAACCAATCCTTCAATCCACTGGTGAACGCTTCCAAGCGCCTTTTCTCCATAATGATGACACAGTCGTCGCCATCATTTAAGAGGGAAATCTTGCCTAACATTTTCTTATCTTCAAAATATGAATACATTAAACTACACATGATAATAACATTTCCTAAACTAGTGTTCATATCGCCTGACATACGGCATCCATTTACCGTGTACCGTAATTTGCCATCAATACCCACATACACACCTTTGTTCTTGAGCTGGGCTGCGAGTAAAGTATTTAAGTTGGGAAGGTCAACCTCTTCGCCTGTTGACCACATTCTGTATATGTCGTGTTCATGTTTTAACAACAACGTATTAATGTGCTGGTCGAACCGTGATGCATCCAATCCTACTGCAACTGGATCCACGTATCTGTCCCACATCCCCTTAATCTCTTCACCTCGCTCGTTCATGTTCATTCCTTTAGCAACTGTCTTGTGCTCACCTGTTCCGTCGAATATCTCGTTGATTGCCTCAAAAATTTTATGTTCAAGTGGTTTTAGATACCTACCCAAACAGACATTGAAACGTGGACTTCGTGGCTGTATCGCCCGAGGTGCCCCGTCTGGCTTTAAGTAATCATCCTTTGTGAATACTTTCACTTTGTTGTCACGTGCTTGAAGTCGGTTAAACTCCAAACTTTCAACCGATTGTTCGTAAATTTTGCGTTTCGCCCCACCGTAGCACTCTAAGAACTCTTGGTTCGTGTACGGGCTGACTAATCCGTTAATCCTTGAACATCTCTCCATTTCTCGGTTGAAATGTGAAAACTTGTCCTGTACATAACTCTTGGCCTGAGTCATAGGACTCCCTTGCGCATTTATAGAACTATGGCTCCATGGTTTAGGAGCGCGCTGGAATCCCCCCTGTCCATCCTTGACGAAAAATACGCGTTCAAGGACAGCATGGGATACTGTATCAATGTCGTTATTGGGAATGTCCCAATCGGGGCCATTACCTCCATTTATTCGGTAATAGCATCTGGGCCTCTTTGAAAGGCCTGCCTGCCTGGCTCTGCTAATTTGGAATCTCTCTCCTTTCTCTAAATCCCTACTTACTTGTTCCATAGGAACTTTGGATTTAGTGGTTCTTCCAAAATGCTGAGCCAAGCTTCCCTATCTGGGTGTTTGCGCCGCAGAAAGTTCATTCCTGCGACGTCTTAGGCCACGCATCGTGTGATGAGAATATAATTCACTTACATATTCTTCATCATTCGTGAGGATCCAATACATCTGAGATGCATGCATAATTACATTCAACAATTCTATGTTGCGCATGTTCTCCCAGTTCTCGAAACCCTCCCTGCGTAATGCCTCCGCCTTCCGCCCTGCATCTGCACGTATTAATAATCTATTTTCTCGGGTATCTTCTAACCCTACGTGCTTAATCTTTAACAGAGCGGCGACTTCACCTGCCGCGACTGGGATCTTTCCACGGTGTTTGGGCTTAGCTTTGAAGAATCTTTTCTCCCGCTTCACCTCAATTACCTCGGATCCCACTCCCAACCCAAACGAATCTCCTGATTCCGATGGGCAAGCGCTGGTCTGGTCTGAGCCAACTTCGTTGATTCCCTCAACGCGGGGGGCTACAGGAATGGTATCCTCATTTAGATCACCATTGAGTATCGTTAAAGCCACATCTACACCTTCTGGCTTTCTCGATGCTTCTCTAATTGCTTTGACAGCCCATGCCGTCGCAACTCCTGCTGCAAGTGGTGCACACGCAATCGCTCCTACACCACTTATTAAACCTACTACTCCTACCGTACTTCCTACTGTTACACTAATATTAAACGCCTTATCTCTCACAGTATAACTTTTGGTTACATCTACAAGGGAAGCCATTCCCTCGCTCGATTTCACCAACCACTCTGGTCTACTATCAACATAATCATGATCAATCTCGCCTTTACCCATCCTAGAGTGAATGATGGGTTCTTGATTAGTTTCTGTTTCACTAAGTGGTTCTGACGAAGAACCGATGTTTCTTCCAGGCACCAACCTCTCCGCATTGTAATTCCTATTAATTTTAAGGAACCCAAGTTTAGCTTTGATTCGGTTACCT